CTGTGCTTTGAAGCACGTTTGCGTTAAGACCTTCGCGGGGGCCTGCGCGCCCGGTTCTATCAGCGCGGATTTGGTCGTAATACTCGAGCACAGGAAGTGTATCACCACCAACAAACTGATGCTTGATTTCGCGAACCGCGTTAACATCGCGGCGTACGCGAATTAGCCCAGAAATTTCTGGCGAAATCAAATCCCGAATATTGACTTCTTGTTGAGCCACAACCATCTGGTGCTCAATAGACTGCGCTAAAGAATTTAACTGCCCACGTTGAATCTGCGATTTGACTTTTTGAACTTCTTTCAAATAGTCGTAATTTGACAGACCTGGAATTGTGTGGGGTTCTGGATCCGGAGTAAAAACCGCAATAGGGATTTCGTCAACAAGTTCACCAAACCCATCACCGTTTATGATGTGATACGACGGACCTACGCAATGAAACATCCGAAGCTCACCAATACTGTCTTCGTCTGTGTCGATTAACGCATACGCTTCAGCAAACAACACTGGGCGTTGAGAAGCGTCCAAAGTCATTGAATCGTTATCAAGACTCGTTGCGTTACCGGACCCGTTTACCCCACCGTAAATCTGACGCGCCCATTTAAGTGATTCTGACGCAGTCCCATCGCTTGAAGTGCCAAGGTATTCTTTTATATCGTTCATTGAATACCCCATCTGAAGTACTTCGTCTACAGGCACTTCCCGGTGGTGTACTACAAGAGGCGCTTTGTCAAACCTGCGTGCTTCTGGAGTCCAAAAAATTTCTTCCGGCGGCACTGCTTCAACAACAGCGTGGCCTTCTTCTTCTTGGTACCGAATTTCGCAATCATAGGTTGTGATTGCTTGCATTGTAACCTCACCCGTTTCCGGGTTTGGCATTTGAACAACATCTTCTCGTGAGCCTACGATTTCGTAATCAATATCTTGAGCCTGGAGGAACATAACTTCTTCCTCTGTCAAGCCCGTCATTGACTGCCCCTTAACGCGATCGGTTTTTTGCCAACCCCATTTTACATACGCTAAACGGCGTACACCGGCGTCTTTTAAAACGGCGTTAAGAATCAAGAAACCAGGATTGTCTTCGTAAAAGACGTAATTGACCATATCGGTTGCTTGTTCTGCTTGCTCCCGTTTTTCGGCCGATTTAGGCTTAAACTCGACAATAGAATCCGAGCCCATAAATATCTCAAGCAAATCGGGGATTTGGTCGAGTGTGGCGTCTCGTACATCCGTACTTATAACTTTTGAACGTCCGTTTTCACCTTTAAGGTCTCCGACAGCGCGACCGTAGTAGTAATCAGTCGCTTCCGCCATATCTGGCTCGATATTTTCTTCAAAATGTTGTTTTGCTTCTTCAATCGAACGCGTAATAATGGACTGGATGTCTTCTCCTGTTACGCCGGACTCTTCAAAAGTTTGTTCTTCTACTTCTTCCAAAGGTAGCAACGACGTTACGTCCATAATTTCGGCCATTAAACTATCATCCTATTACGTGAAACCGGTTTACTCCACCCGTACCCACCCCAAGAATCTTTAGGGCCGTGTACGATTGTCGCGGGGACTCCAGCAAACGTCAGCACAAAAGCATCCGCAATATCTGGGGATTTGTACCCGCGTTTTTTCAAATCTCGTTTGCTCTCCGCAAGAAATTTACCTCCGGAGGTTACATCGTATTTTAACGTGGTTAACTCTGCGGATAACCGTTCATGTACGCAGGTTAAACGGTCGCGACACGTACCGTCACAGTTTGGCAATACGTGGTCCCGGCTTTCAAGCCACTGACGAGCTTCGAACCATAATTCTGTACGTAGATTCCGGTAAGTTTCGCTATAAGACGAGGTTTCTGACACGTTAACTCCCCGCACAGGAAGCTCTAGTTCGTGTAGCCGGTCTACAACCGCGGCGCCCATTCCGATAACGTCTACTAAAATTTCTTCTGGTTTTGCGTCTATGGGCGCGTCTTTGTACAACCGCAAAAGTCGATTTGCGGTCGCCATAGTGTCTAATTGGTCCCAGACTTTAATGTCTTGAGACACCGCCAAACTATTTCGGCGAACCACAACCGTGCTGTCGTCTCCAAAACGCGCAACGTCAACGCCCCAGACTTCAGGCATACGTTTTGGGATTACAATATCCCTGTCACGAGCCGCGGATACAATTTCAAACGGAATAAGGGCGTCAAGATCGGAACGGGGAAACAACCCCAATGCTCTTACTCTGAAAGTATTTGAATCTTCTCCGTATCGGCGCCGCATTTCATCAACAAATTTGTCTGTTACCCGGCTTGAGTCTTTATGTGAAATCTGGATCGTAAACCAGTTTTCAGAGTCTTTGTGATGCGTGTCAAAGAAAAACCCGGACGTACGGGTCGGGTTTGACAAAAGCATAGTCTGACAGTTTTCGCCAGACATTGAGCCACCAGCAGATTCAAAAATCTTTTCGTGAACACCCGATGCTTCGTCTACCAACAAGAAAACGTGACCTTCGTCTTCGTGAATTCCTTGAAGTGCTTCTGGGTTCTCCGGACGCGCCGTACGTGCTTCAAAATAGCTCCGTTTTGGTGCTGCTTTAAGTACAACACTCATCGCTTTGACTTCAAGCAGGTTCTCAAGCTCAGGAGGTAGTTTAGAAATCCATTTTACGATTTCTGACATAAGGGCGCCTTCGATCTGTCCTCGAGAAGGCGCCGTAGCTACAGCACGGAGCGGAAAACGAAAAATCAAACTGTAAACGATACAGATACCCGCACCCGCAGTTTTACCAGGGCCGTGACACGCCGCCACAGACATCCCCCGAGTGCCTTCTCCAAAATTGAACAAAAGGTCAATTTGCCACCGGTCCATTGTAATCCCTAAGATTTCATGAGCGAATAACAACACACCTAAACCTTTCTGATGCGCTCCGTATCGTTCAATAAACAACTCTAAGGGATTAATACTCACTTGGCCGCCGTGACCCCTTGTGCGGTAGTAATCGCAGAAATGCCGGTAAAACGCATTGGGTGCCAAACACCCGCGGCCATACCGTACAACGTGCCTGTAGTGCCGTCTTCCATAACAAACGCTACATCACCAGACACGTCCATATACACACCACGAGCAACGTAACCAAGAGTGGCGTTAGGTGTCGTGTCTAGAATTTCGATACCCCGCGCGCCCATTGTAAAATTTGACATAAATTCTTTTCCTGTTAAGAAGTAATAAAGACCAACGCGATCGAAAGCCCGATCGAAATACCGATCCGGATCGCGCTAGGGAACGTGGTCGTCGAAGGAGATGGTGTACCGCCGTCCTCTCCCCACGCAGTTAGCCACGCGCCGCTGTCGCCACCCCACGCGTCATTCCAAGCGTTAGCCATTTACTAAGCTCCCTGGAACTCAGTGCCTGACCCACCGTCTCCGGTGATCTGCTGGTCGTTGATCGCCGCGATGTTCGTGTCTACATATCCGACGCGCCAGAGCTTGTCGCCAGACTCAACAGCAGCGGACATAGCGCCACCCGCGGGCCACGCTTCTACAGTAGCCACCAAACTCGCCATCGACTGGACGCGGAAGTATTCAAGCTCGCCCGTGCTATCCTGCCACAGCCATAGCTCGCCGGTGTTCGAGTTGTCCGGTGCTTGCGCGTCGAGGAAGTCGGTGAGGTTCACCGCAGTCGTGGTGTTGCTCGTTGTGGTGACCACTGTGTCTGTGATGAACGTGGCTTCGGTGAACGTGCGGACTGCGCCTGCGCTTGCGCCCTCAAGCTCAATAACGCCTCCAATCACAATCATATCAGTGAAGGTGCCGCCGTATTCGATGTAGTCCACACCGCTCGTGACCGCAGCATCCGGCAGGTCTAGGCGACCTACTCCGTCTTGGACATGGACAAGCCCGCCGTCAGTGTGGGCACCCGTGACTGTCTGAGTAACCTCTGTGATCGTGGTCACTGCACCCGTGGCACCCTTCCTGTACCAGAAGTCTACGCCAGTAGTCTCGAAGTCGTAGCCCGTCTCTGGGGTGCCATCCGTCGAGTCGAGAACCTTGAACGTCACGGATACGTCTGTCGCTCCGTGCTGGACTTTCTTGTAAAACGACATTGATTTACCCGTGTTGCTGAAGAGTTTTTGATGTTCCTGTTGTTGCTGCTACTGGCACCTCGAACGCACCGATGTCGTAGGCGCTGCCCTGCGGGCGGGATGTGCCCACGATGTCATCGGTGATCGGCAGGTTGGCGTCACCTGACAAGTCCTCGCCAAAGTCTTTTGCACCGGCATCTGAGCTGCTGATGAGGTAGTTATCGGTACCAGCCTCGTAGGTGAAAGTCTGGTTAATACGCGAGTTCGTACCGCTAAGAGTCGCGTCACTTGCCGAGTTGTAATCCTCTACGTTCGGCGTTCCGTCGAGGCAAGTGGTCGCGCCGTCGATTATATTGTTGCGTACACGGTCGGTGCCCCCGGTCCTGATACCCTTATCCCACGCCCCAGCAATCGTGTTGTTGTAGATGTAATATGAGCCACTCGCACCGGCCAGA